TGGCGTGGCTCGATCAACGGTATACAAGTGGGCAGATGAGGAGGACAAGTGTTCATTTTCGGACACCTTAGAGAAATTGCTGTCAAAACAAGCAACTATGCTCATCAATAAAGGGCTGATTGGCGACTTTAACTCCAACATCGTGAAGATGATGCTTTCTTCTCACGGCTACGCAGACAGAAAGCAGACTGAACACTCCATGAGTTCTGAAATGGCTGAGGCATTCGCCAGCGCCACGCAGAACAATTCTCCATTCGTACAGGTACCGGATTGAAGAACATCGAGGACAAGTGGTGGAGACTGAACAACCTCTACTACATCAAGGATAAAGGCGGCAATAAGGTCAAGCTGCAAGTGAATTGGGCGCAACGTCTGCTGCTCAAGAATATGTGGTATCTGAACATTATCCTGAAGGCTCGACAGCTAGGCATGACCACGCTGATTCAGATTTACTTCCTTGATCAATGTCTGTTCGGTGAGAACGTGAGTGCGGGTGTGATTGCTCATAACCGGGAAGATGCTGAAGCGTTCTTTGATGACAAAATAAAGTTCGCTTACGACCATCTTCCTGATTGGCTAAAAGAGAAGGTTCCGGCTCGTTCAGACAGCGCGAGAGAGCTTTCATTCGCCAATGGGTCAAAGATCAGGGTAGGTACGTCCATGCGCTCAGGGACGCTACAGTACCTCCATGTTTCTGAGTTCGGGAAGATATGCGCGAAGTACCCGGATAAGGCCAAGGAAATTATTTCCGGTTCTTTGAATACGGTGGCTAAGGGCCAGTTTATCTTCATCGAGTCCACGGCTGAGGGTGATGGCAAGTTTAAAGATATGTTCTATGAGGCTTGGCATAACCCTGACAATCTATCTGAACTTGATTACAGAGCGCATTTCTACCCTTGGTGGCAGCATCCAGAGTACGTCCTAGAGGGCGTTACCCCCTTTATTGATGACGCGATGAGGGAGTATTTCGGTGAGCTTGAGGCTACGGAAGGCATAAGGCTCACGACAGAACAGAAGGCTTGGTACATCACCAAAAGCAAAGATCAGGGCGATATGATGAAGCAGGAATACCCTGCTACCCCTGAAGAAGCATTTTCCAAACTCCTAGAGGGAGTCATTCTCGCAGAGCAGTTGAAGTCAATGCGGAAAGAGGGCCGCATATGCAGGCTTCCGGTAAACCGCCATGCCCCTGTAAACACGTTTTGGGACTTGGGCCTTGATGATTTCACTTCCATCTGGTTTCACCAGAGAGAGGGCGAATGGGACTGTTTCATCAAATATTACGAGTACCGGGACGTTGATATTGCGTGGTATGCCGAGAGGCTTGCTGACTTCGCTCGTGAGAATGGTTGGGTCTATGGGCGGCACTATGTACCCCATGACGCAACGAAGCGGCAGGAGACAGGGCTTGGGTATCTGGAGAGGAAGGTAGACATACTGCAAAGGCTCGTACCCGATAAAGTTGAGCTTGTGCCTCGAATCCCTGTCCTGAATGACGGTATCGAGATGCTGCGTGGTCGTATGAGTCGGTACAAGATCGACGAGGAAGGCTGTGCTGACGGTATTCTCAGGCTAGAAAATTATATGTGGAAGTCTGACCCCAATCCTGACCCCAAAGGCAGGACGGTATTCAGAAAGACCCCGAAGGACAACGATTGCCAACATGCTGCTGACGCAATCAGAACACACGCGCAGGGCTACAGAGGGCCGAAAGGCAGTTTTGCGGATCAGTTAGAGGAGCGCACTTCATCTAGCAGGGCGTATACCCGCAAGAAATCCTTTAACCCCATCACAAACCCATCTTATGAGCATGTGGTATGAAAGATAAATCAATGACAGACGAGCAGGTCAAGGCTTTCATCGGCAGGAAGGTAGCTTCCTCCATGAATGACGAGAGTGGTGATCTGTCTACAGTTCGAGAGAATTCACTGAAGCGGTATCGTGGCGACCAGTACGGCACTGAGCGCGATGGTTACTCGAAATACACGACCAGAGAGGTCTTTGAAACGGTTGAGTGGGTCATGCCCTCTATCCTCCGGGTGTTTACGTCAGGCGATAAGACGGTAGTCTTTGATGGCGTGAACGAAGAAGACGAGATGGCTGCTGACCAAGAGACTGATGTGGTCAATCACAAGGTTATGAAGGCCAATGATGGCGATGGCTTTCTGGCGCATTACTCGTGGTTTAAAGATGCGCTCATGTACCCGAATGGTTACATCAAGGCGTATATCGACGAGCGTGAAAGGGCAGAGACATCTGAATACAAAGGGCTTGATCCGGTTCAGTTGAGCATGTTGATGGAGTCTGAGGGTGTTGAGATCATCTCTCAGGATTCCCGCACTGAGATGATTCAGGGCCAGCCTGTCGAGTTGTTCGATGTGGAGGCCAAAAAGACTTGGACTGACTACAAGCTCAAGGTTGAATCACTGCCCCCGGATCAGGTGCTTGTTGATGATGAGTGCCACACCCCGAATATTGACCCGGATGAGTGCGGCTTTGTCTGTCACCGAGTACGCAAGACCTACACACAGTTAGTCGAAGAAGGCTTTGACCGTGAGAAGTTGGACGTTGCCGGGACTCGTGATGATTACACTTGGAATACAGAGAGCGTAAACCGCCTATTCCACGATGATGAGTCGCCAGATGGTGACGATAGCGAAGATGACTCTACTCGCCTTCTGTGGGTGCATGAGTGCTACACGCATATTGACGTAGACGGTGACGGCCTTGCTGAGTACCGTAAGATTGTCATGGTAGGCGGCGAGATATTCGAGAACGAAGAAACCGCCTATCAGCCTATTGTGTCGCTGTCCTCGATCATTATGACCCATACCCACGCTGGCATGAGCATGGTCGATGCGGTTGAGGACTTGCAGGAGTTGAAAACGACTCTGACCAGACAATTACTGGACAACATCTACCGCATCAACAATCGCAGGAAGTTCATCAACGAGGGTGCGCTCTTGGAGGATGGCACCACGATGGATGCGATGCTGAACATTCAGGCCGAGTGGATACCGTTACGTGGCGATCCTTCGATGAGTGTTGCGCCTGAAGTCACGCAGTCGATTGTAGGCGAGATGCTACCCCTGATTGACCATGTTGATTCACAGAGACAGATGAGGACAGGTATCGCGCCTAACCTCGCCCTTGATCCAAGTGTCCTGCAAGAGTCTACGATGGGCGCATTCATGGCAGGCATGGAGAAGGCATCAGAGCGTATCGAGATGCTGGTTCGGGTGTTCGCTGAGACAGGTGTGAAGCGGTTGTATCGCAAGGTTCACCAGTTGATCCGTATGTGTCCTGACATTGCCCATGCGGTGAAGCTCCGAGGCCAGTGGATTTCAGTTGATCCTACCCAATGGCGCGAAAGAACGGATATGACCGTGAATGTCGGGCTTGGCTTCAACAACAAGCAGCAGACTATTCAGATGGCAGTTCAGTTGCTTCAGATTCAGCGCGAGGCGATGCAAGCGGGTCTTGCGGATAAGGAAGAACTGTATAACACGCTTGAGAAGTTGATTAACGCTGCTGACTTCGGTGATGTAGGTGAGTACTTCATCAAGCCGGGATCAGAGCGCGATCAGATGTTGATGCAGCAGCAGCAGGAGATGGCGGCACAGGCTCCACCTGACCCCGCGATGATTGTGGCGCAGGCTCAGAGTCAGGCTTATCAGATGGACTCTCAGACGAAAGCGCAGAAGGCTCAGAGTGATGCTCAGTTGGCTATGGCTAAGGAGCAGAACGCGACCCAGATCAAGGCTCAGGAGCTTCAGTTAGCCTACGAGCAGCTTCAGTATGACCGTGAGAAGTTCCAAGTAGAGAAGGGCATCGAGGCTGAGGAATCCAAGGCCAAGGTGAGGAATCTACAGGCCGACACGATTAAGAAGCTGGAGGAAGCCGAGGCCGCGCAGCCGGGGGATCAGGTAGCGGATTACGTTTATGACCCTGAATCTGGAGTATTAAGTGCGGGATAATGACGGCGAAGTAAGCCTTGAGAAGTCAGTACAGGATCAGATTGCACTAGGCGAGACTAGCTAATGCCCACAGTCCAAATAGGCGATAAGCGGGTTCAGTTCCCTGATACGATGGGGCCAGAGGACATTCAGACCACGCTGAACGACAGGTTCCAGAAGGCGAAGCAATGGGGGGTTGATAACTCCAAAATCCTCTCATTCCTGTCTGAGATGCGCCCAGAAGATATGACTGCGCTAGGTACGTCGATGATCCCCGGAGTGGGTGATATTGCGGGTGCTTATGCGGATTACACCGACATTAAAGAGAACTGGGATGACTCCCCGTGGACTACGAAGGCGGCTATGGTTGGGGGCGCTGCGCTTGGTGCATTGCCGTTTGTGCCTTCACGCTCTCAGGTGAACGCTGCTGGTGATGTTGTAAAAGAGAAGATAAAGGCGCTACATGCCTCTCCTCACGACTTCGACCGCTTCTCAATGGATGCTATAGGCACAGGCGAGGGCGCTCAGGCTTATGGGTATGGGTTGTACTTTGCCGAGAATCCCGCAGTTAAGGATGAATATCTTGAGCAGTTCTCTCAGCCGAGGCTTGAGGTTGACGGGAAGCCTGCTAATGCAGTCTATACGGGCGAGATCAGGGAGAGGTTTAAAGAGATATACGACTCCGCGATAGATGAGCCTATGATTAGCGAATGGGTCAACATGAGGCTAGATGATGCTGATGATTTCGATGCAGCATACGAAAAGGTTGATGGAATCATAGAGAAGTTTAAGCGTGGCGAAGAATACACAAGAGACTTTGATGAGCTTGCTGAACTTGGGATAGATGCAAACGAAATTTACGATCTGCTAGACGATCAGCAAAAACTAGACTCAGTGTTCTCCAACATATCTCAAGCAAGCAACATGGACGATTTGGGATATGTGATCGAAAACTTTTCTCCAGAAGAAGTTGCGGTATACCAGAGATATGTAGAGCCTAAACTCCAAATGGTTGAGCCGAAGGCTTGGACTTATGAGGTTGAGATTGACGCATCCCCTGACGAGTTCCTTGATTGGGATAAGCCGTTGAGCGAGCAGAGTGAGGCTGTGAGGAAGGCGTTGGGGTATTCCGACAATCCTAACCTTGATCCTAAAAAGAAGGCGTATGTTGATGATTTCTTGAAATACGACAGCATGACGGAGCAAGACCTTTATGAGTCTCTGACGTTCAGCAATGACTATGTGGAGGGTATGTCGCCAGAAGATGCGAACGTCTTGGTTGAGTATGCGAAAGCCAACAGGATTCGCGGTGATGAAATGGTGACGCCAGAGTTTGCGGAAAGGGCGAGACAGGCAGGAATTAAAGGCATCCGCTACAAAGACGGCTTCTCCAGAGGCGCAGAAGGCGGCACCTCTAACTACGTTGTATTCGATGAGTCCATCATCACCATAGCCAAGAAGTACGGCATAGCGATCCCTGCTGCTGCTGCGATGCTTTACGGCGACAAGGCAGATCAGTATTACGAAAAAGAAGCCTGATTTCACTGTACATCTGTGCAAACGCTTCTGACCACAGGGCTATAAAATCACTCCATTGAGGGTGAAATATGTCTTTAAAACGCGACAGTAACGAAGCCAAGAGAGCCGTAGGGGAGAGGTTTATCACTGACCCTGAGTTTCAGGCTTTCTTTGGTGCTGAGGAACAGAGTATTGTCGTTCAGATAGCAAACTATCCGTCATCTGGCGGCACAGAAAAGCTCCTGTCCCTATGCAGAGAGTTACAAGCCCTCACAAGGGTTAAGCGGCGCATGTTTTCCAAGGGTGCCACGCTTAACGATAAGCAATTTGAGGGCAAGGCATGAGTACAGATAACGCAGCGGCAAGAATTGAAGGCTTGCTAGGTGACGAGAATCCAGAATCCACGTTTGACGCAGACCACAGAGCAGACAACGAGGAAGTAACAGAACTTGATACCGATGATGGTATCGAAACTTCAGACGAGCTACCCGAAACCACAGATGAATCTGTAGAAGAAGGCGCTGAGTCTGAAGATGATGATGGCGATGACGCGCTTGATGACAGTGAGGAAAGCACTGAGACAGCCAGCACGTTGCAGGAGATAGCTGAGGCGCTAGAGGTTCCGTTTGAGGACTTTTTGGCGAACCAGAAGCTATCTTTCAAAGCAGCAGGCGAGGAAGTCACAGCTACCCTATCCGAGCTACAGGCAAGCTACCAGAAAGAAGCCGATTATCGAAAGAAGTCTATGGCCCTCGCAGATGAGCGCCGGGACTTCGAGGCGACACGAGAGAGACAGCATACCGACTACGAAGCTACCTCCCATAGTTTGGCGGCGACTCTCCAGAACGTGCAGCAGATGGTTGTCCAGCAGATGGATGGCCCTGAGATGCAACGACTGAGAGAAGAAGACCCTGCTGAGTGGAATGCTCGTATGCGTGAAGCTGATAACCAGCTAGGTTTTCTCAACAGTGTGGCTAAGGACGCAGCAGACGCTTATGAACAGCGAAAGCAGGCAGAACAGGAGAGTTTCTTGCAGGCTCAAGGGGAAATCTTGAGTGAGCAGGTAGACGGTTGGGGAGAGGAAAAGCTCTCTGAAGCCGTTGAAGTGATGAAGGGTCTAGGCTTCTCTGAAGATGAGATTCCTTCGATTG